GATCGGTCGAACCGGGTCATCGTCGTCAAGGCCCGGCAGATGGGGATCTCTTACGCCGTTCGGGCGTGGCAGTTCCACCGGGCCTACGCAGCCATGGACCCGGTGAAGTTCGCGGTTCTCTCGTTCCACGCCCGTTCTGCCACGAACCTACGGCGTCTTGACCGTCAATGGCTGCAAGCCCTACCTGACTTGATGAAGCGGCCATTGAAGGAAGATTCGGCCACCGATTCCGTGTTCGCGGACACGGGGGCGGGGTTCAGCGCGTTCACCACCGGGGGGCGAGGCGGAACCCGGTCGTTCGCCTTCACGGGCGCGCACTTGTCCGAGTTCGCCTTCTACACCGACCCCGATGAAGTCTTGGCCCAAGTGGTCGCCACGGTCGGGGACGGCCCCATTGTCATTGAGAGCACGGTGAACGCGCCCGGTGACGCCTTCCACCGTCTTGTCGAGGGCGCACCCCACAACGGGTGGGAGGTCGTGTTCCTGCCGTGGTTCGACCACGGGGCGTACCGGCACGCGCCCCCCGACGACTACACGCCCACCCCGGACGAAGCCCGTCTTGCCAACTTGCACGGGTTGGACGAAGAACAACTTGCTTGGAGACGCGCCCAAGTAAGCACGCTCGGTGAGCACAAGTTCGTCCGCGAGTTCCCCGCCACCCTGCAAGACTGCTTCGCCGGGGTCACCAAGTCGGCGTACTTCTCGTCCGAAGCCCTTGCCGAAGTGGAAGCCGTACACTTCCCGCCCGGCGAAGATGCCGTCCTCGAAGAAGCCGACCCCGAGGACTACTACACCATTGGGGCGGACCCGGCGGGTGGAACGGGCGGCGACTACTCGGCCTTGCAGGTGGTGTCCTGCGCCACCTTGCAGCCCGTGTTCTCGTGGCGGTCGAATACTTGCGCCCCGCACGAGTTCGCCGCCAAGTTGGTCGAGGTCGCGTCCGAATACACGACCTTGTACGGCGCACCGCTTATGCTGGTAGAGGCGCAGAACCACGGGCACGCCGTCCTGCGAGAACTGCACCACTTCGGCTACAAGCCATTGTGGGTGGACGGGAACGGCAAGCCGTGGGTTACCTCGCACAAGTCCAAGATAGACGCCTATGACGGCCTGCGTGAACTCGTTGACGGGGGCATGGTGACGCGCCTTGACGCCGCCACCTTGATTGAACTGCGGTCCATTCAGATCACGCGGGTCAGTCCCGAGGCCCCCGCCGGGCTACACGACGACCTTGCCATGGCGCTTGCCCTCGCCTACCGTGCATATCGGGACGCCCCAAGTCACAAGAAGCGCCAGTCCCGCGAACGCCTAATGGACGCCATGACCGCCCAAGTCCGCGCCCGCAAGATCAAGTCCCGCACGCTGCCTTGGCAGCGCAACACCTAAGAGGTTCCGCCGATGATCAAGCCCACCGAGGTTCGTGCGCTGTACGAGGACCACAATGACTATTGGCGGGACCGTCGCCCCGAGTGCCGTCGCCTTCGCAACCTCTACATGATGAAGTATTGGAAGAAGGACACCGACCTCAATGACAATGTGAGCATCACGGTCGAATCCAGCCGGGGGTTCGAGACTATCGAGGGCTATGTCGCCAGCCTGTTCACCCGCGACCCCGCCGTGACGGTTGGCCCGGACTTGCGGGGTCGGGGTGATGCCCAAGTCACGCAGGCGGTGTCCAACGACTTCCTGCGCCGTGCCCGTGGGGCCGTGGAGCACGCCACCCGCATTGGCTTGGTGTTCGACTGTTCGTTCTTGAAGATGCACCCGACGCCCGGCCCCGACCCCTTGCAGCGGGTCGAGGTCGAAGCCGTGGCCCCTTGGGATGTCATTGTGGACGCCGCCGCCCCGTCTTGGCAGGCGCAGCGTTGGGTCGGCCACCGGTACTTGCTGCCCTTGGACGAAGCCCGTGCCCGGTACGGCAACAAGCGGTACACGCCCCGCGCCTTCCACCGGTTCTTGGACGAAGCCGACGAGGGCGGGGTGGACGGTCTGTTGAGCACCGTGGGGCAGAACTACGGTCGTGGCGGCCCCCGTGACTCCACCCCCCGTTCGGTCAATGGCATCGGGGCCGGGACCGCCACCGGGTCTACGGTCGAGCAGTTCATTGAGGTTGTCGAGTTCTACGACCTGACCCCCGGAAGTGACGCGCTTGTTGTGTGGTCCCCGGACTACACCAACGGCGACAAGTATCTCTACAAGGGCGTCAAGGTCCAAGTAGGTTCCAGCCTCGATGTGAGCCCGGAAGCCCGCACCGGCACCGGGCAGACCGACGACGAGATTGAAGAACAGTCCGAGGTCTACTCGGGCATCCCGTACCGCACGGCAAGCGGACGACCGCTGACCCCCATCATCCCGCTGATCTTCACCAGCGACATCAACGCCCCGCTTCGGGGTTACTCGGCCCTGCGCCGTGTCGCGGACTATGTGCAGGAGATCAACATTGTCCGGTCCTACCAAGCCAACGCGGTTCGCAAGACGGCCCGCCAATGGATGATTGAGAAGGGCCTGTTGGACGCCGACGCCGCCGCCAAGATTGCCATGGGCATTGACGGTGAGATCATCGAGGTTGAGTTGAGCAACGGGCAGACCCTTGGTGGGTCCGTCATGCCGGTCCCGCACTCGCCCACCCCGCCCGAGTTGCAGTCCTACATCATGGCAGTCGAGGGGGACTTGGCACGGGGCAGCATCCTTGCCCCGTTCACCCGTGGCGAAGCGACCAAGGCCACGGCCACCGAAGTCACCGCCCTCGCCTCCTACTCGTCCAGCGAGATTGGACGCCTTGCCCGCACCCGCGACGAAGCCATTGCCGAACTTGCGCGGGTCTACTCGGTCATGCTCTCGCTTATTCTTGGGGACGCCACCGAACCCCTGTTGGTGAACGGCAAGACCACCCTGTTGACCGCTGACGACCTGACCGCCGACTTCAAGTTCTACGCCACGGACACGGGGGCCACGCCCTTGGCCGACGCCGCCAAGCGCCGGAACCTTGTCGAACTCGTGGGGGTCTTGACCCAACTCGGTGTGGACCCGCAAGCCATCCGTGCGGAGATCATCCGGCTGTACGACCTGCCGACCTCGTTCCTTGGGGCCGAACAGGACGCCCCCGTGGCCCCGCAAGAGGCGGCAGGGGCGTCCGGGGTCTTGCCCCCCGGTGCGACACCCGGCCCGACCGTCACGGCCCCGCAGAACGCCGCCGAAGCCCTTGCGCGGGGTCCGTCCCCGTCCGGCATCGGACCACTTCTTCCGACCGGAGTGTGACCCATGCCCCTGTACCAAGCGAGTTGCCCCCATTGCGGCGAGCAAGTCGAGTACCTTCGTCCTTACGGGCGTCGGGACGAGACGCCCTTGTGCCCCAATGACCGCACCCCGACCGTCAAGCAAGTCACGGCCCCGGCGTTCACCCCGAGTTCTTGGGGTGATAGCAGGTGGGCGGGCAAGTACGACAAGGGCTTGGGCGTCACCTTGCGGGACAAGAACCACCGTGAGCAAGTGATGAAGTCCCGTGGGTTGGTCGAGGACACCGCCTATGACCAGCGGAACCGCTTGGACAAGGCCGTGTCCCTGAACAATGACCATGAACGCACCGTCAAGCGGTACGAACACAACCTTCGGGAAGCGGGCGGCGACAAGGGCCTTGCCATCGCCAACACCTTCCCCGCCAACGACTGACCCCCCGAGAGTAGGAGCCTGCCATGCGTAGCACCCCCGGCATCACCATTGTCGAGTTCACCAAGCCCGCCAAGGACTACGAGGACGAGATGGACACCGCGTTCACCGAAGAAGCCCCGAAGGGCAAGTTCTCCAAGGCCGTCCTGAACGAACTCGTCACCGCCTACCGTGATGTTCAGCGCCTTATGGGCTTCGAGGGTGAGGACTTGTACCCCATGTTCGAGCAGCCCACCGTGACCGAGTTCCCGCCCGAGTTCGTGCGCGGACTTGCCATGCTTGCCAAGGCTGCCGAGGACTACGGCAAGCCCGGCATGATTGACCTGACCGGCATCAAGGACAACGCCGGGGTCGCCACCCTTGCGGCCAAGGTCCGCGCCCTTGCCGACGACCCCGAGTTCGAGAAGTTCCTGACCTCCGAACCCGAAGGGGAGGGCGGTGAGGAACAGGCCGAGGACGAGAACTCCGAAGAAGCCATGGACAAGATGTTCATGGCCCGTTCCTGAACCCCACCCCCAAGTAAGAGAGCACGCCCCATGAGCCTGTTGCAGAGCACGCCCCACGGCCCCACCACCGGGACCACGGCCTCCGCGCCCACCGCCCCCGACACCTCGACCGCTTCCGGCGTCATTGACGCCAAGCGGGCACGCGACGAAGCCATCATCGCTGACGCCAAGGCCACCACCGAAGCCCGTGAGGCAGAGGTGCAGGCCGAGCAGCACGCCGAAGATTCGCGCAAGGCCGGGTTGTCGTGGGAGCAGGCCATGGCCGAAGCCCCGCCCCATGTTCAAGCCTTGATGAAGTCCATGCGGGCGGACTACACCCGCAAGACGCAGGAACTCGCCACCGAGCGCAAGACCCTTGCCGCCGAACGGGAAGCCCTGTTGAAGTCCGGCACCTTGGACAAGTTGCGTCAAGCCGCCGAAGCCGACCCCGGCGAACTCAACCCGTTCGACGAGGCTTCCATTCAGGCCCGTATCGAGCGGGAAGTCGCCCGCCGTCTGCATGAAGCCCTTGCCCCCATCGAGCAAGAGCACAAGCAGGCGCAGGCCAAGCAGGAATACAACGCCTTCTTGGACAAGAACCCCGACCTCAAGACCGACCCCGAAGTTCGCAAGGAAGTCTACGCCGCCTTGCAGAAGAACCCCGGCTTGGACTTGGAGAGCGCGTACTACGCGGTGAAGGGCAAGCGGGCCAGTTCCATCGAGGCGCAGCGCGAAGCCCGCAAGCAGGCCGAACGGGAAGCGGCCCGTGCCGCCGCCCTGACGGCCACCGCAAGCGGCAAGCGGGCGGGCACCCCGACCCTTGACCCGGACGCCCTGCCGCCCCGCAAGGCCGGTGAACGGCTTGACGCTTGGGCCGTCTACGAGCAGTTGAAGCGTCAACGCGCTTGACAACTTGCCCCGTGTCGCAACATGGGGCTATAATGAACCCACCCACTACCTGTGGGGTCTACCCGGTAACGGCGACCCTACGGGTAGTACCCCCGGCCCCGACCCTCGCTCGTCGGACACGCCTTCGACCCCCAACTCGAACGCCTGTCAACACCCGACAGGAGGACCGCCGCAATGCCGACGACTACCGGTGTCCAGCAGGACATTCTCGCATCGACCCTTCGTGTTCTGGCCCGTGACGCCAAGGACTCGACCTTCCGCGCCATCGCCCTTCTCGACGCCGTGCGTTCCGCCGGGAACATCGAGGAAGTCAGCGGCGGTTCCTATGTGGACATCCCGCTGGTCCTGACCGACCACTCCACCATCACGCAGTTGTCCAACGGCTACGAGAGCGTCAGCCTCGCGGTCAAGGACATCATGCGTACCGGTTCGTCCTCGTGGTGTGACGCGGTGGCCCCCATCGTCATCACCAAGAAGGAGGAACTCTCCAACAAGGGCGAGCGCGCCCTGGTCAAGATTGCCGAGACGCGCATGAAGCAGGTCGTCGGCATGTTGCAGCGCGAGGTCAACAAGCAGATCTGCGCGGGCACCAGCACCATCCTGACCGACCTCAACACCCTGAACGCCAATGTGACCGGCGGCTTCCTGACGGCGGCGGCCTTCGGCACGCAGACCGGCACCGTGCAGGGCATCAGCAAGGCGGCCTTCCCGTCCTCCTACCAGAACCAGTTCATCGACGCGGGTGGTACGCTGACCATCAACGAGATGCAGCAACTTCTGGTTCAGACCAAGGTGTTCGGCCCCGAGGGCGATGTTGACATCATCCTCGCCAGCCCGAACTCCTACTCGGCCTACCGGTCGCTGCTTGAGGACAACGAGCGGTACACCAGCATCAAGGAGATGCAGGACATGTCGGGTCGCTTGGCCCTCGTGTTCGGCGGTGCCCCCGTCTACATCGAGCCGAGCCTGTCCGGCGTGAACGGGTCGAACGGCAACCCGCTCTCGCAGTACTTCCTGAACAGCCGCCTGTTCAACCTGTATACCGACCCCGACGCCTTCTTCGAGGTCGAGGCGATGCAGGCCATCCCCGGCTACGCCAGCATGGCCGCCAACATCATGGTCCGTGTGCAGTTGACCGCCAGCAACCTGTCCGGTCACGGCATCCTCACCAACGGCGAAGCGGTCTGACCTTCCACCTGTTCAGGAGAATACAACCATGGCAACTTCCACTCTCATTCAGAAGTTGGATGTTCAGGCGGACGGCTTCGGCCCGTCCACCTCGAACCGCCGTCAGGTCGAGACGTTCCTCTCCGGTGGCGTCATCGCCACGGGCGATTGGGTCCAGTTCAACACCACCGAGGCCAACGCCAACCGCGTCCTCTCGGTCATCGAGGCCACGGCCACCTTCGCCAACGGCAACCCGTTGGTCGTCGGTGTCGCCCTCGACGCCGCCACCGCCGCCGGGCAGTCCGTCCGCGTGATCGTGTCCGGCTACGCCGAAGGCGCGAATGTGGACAACGGTGTGGCCTCGCCGGGCCTTGCGCTCGTGGTGGACGGCACCGGGGCGGGCATCGCCAACTCCCTCGCCGCCACCGACACCGCCCCCGCTTGCGGCGTGAGCCTCGAAGCGGCTGCGGGTGGCAAGTGCGATGTGTGGGTGTTCAAGCAGTTCTGACGGCTGCAACCAAGCCCCGGTCTAAGTTCTTCCCCCCAAGGGGGAGGGGGACGAGGGCCGGGGCTTCGGTAGTTAGGTGGCAATACACTTCCCAAGCGGGGTTGGCAGTCAATGGACCTTCAAGCACTACGGGACTACGCCACCAATGTCCTTGACTATGACGCCACGGCCAACCCGACCTACAAGAACCAACTCGACCGGCTCCTGACCGACGCCTACGAACGCATATGGTCCGAGAAGCCCTGGCAGTTCGCGCAGCGCGACATTCTGCAAGTGGCCCGGCCCGATGATGTTGTGAGCATCGGGGCCACCAATGGCTCTCCCAACTTGACCCATACGGGCGACTTGCTCGTGGGCGTCATGGACGGGCAGATCATCGAGATTGACGGTGTTGAGTACACCATCGCCTATGTCCGCAACGGCACCTTCGCCTACTTGACCACGCCGTTCTTGGGCGCCACCGGGGCGTACCCGACCGCCAAGGTCATCTACCGGTACTTGGACCTTCCGGCGGACTGCCAGATGGTGATGAATGTCGCCCACCGGACGAACGCAATCACGCCGGAAGATCCCGGCATGATGGTCGCCCTGACCCGGTACGAGGACGAGTACTACAACTTGGCCCTCGGGGAAGTGGGGGTGCCCCGTTATTGGGTGCCCCAAGACCCGGTGACCATTCCTGCGCCCCTGACGGCAAGCGGCGTGGCGACCGTTGGAGCCCCGCCCGGTCGCGGGGTGCGGACCCTCGAAGTCGCCATGGCGAACGAGTGGGCGTATCGCAGTTCCGGCTTGTCGCAGACCACCACGGTCACCCTTAGCGACACCGAAGAACTCACGCTGACCCCGGCGTTGATCCCGAACACGACCGGCCTGTACCGGGTCTACTACCTTCGCAGCCCTGACCTTGGCCTCTACGCTTGGCGCAAGGTCACGGACACGGCGGGGGTCACGGCGGTCAACCCCGTAGGCGGTGTGACCCTCACCCCGGACACAAGCGTTGGCTTCCTGACCGGTCAGACCTACGCCCTCTCCTTCCCCCGCTACCAAGAGGACGGTGGGATGCGTGAGCGTTACCGGCTGTACCCCCGGCAGGCCGAAGAACTGCCTTACACGGTTCGGTACTTGGCCCGCCCTCGCCCCTTGGTCGAGGCAACCGACACCCCGGACATTCCGGCGGCCCACCGGGTCATCATCGCTTACCGGGCACTTGTCCAACTTCTAATGAAGTCCGACAATGCTTCCGAATCGGCCCTGTACGAGAAGCGGTACGACGGCGAACTCTTGAAGATGGAGCGCCGGTACTTGATCGACGCCGCCCGCCGCATTGTGAAGGGTGACTTCGCCGTTGCCGGTGCCCAACGCTTCAACA